ACAATTAGAAAAGGAAATACAATTATTAAAAAGCGCATGTTTAGAAATTGATGATTTATCCCAAGATATAAAAAACTTATTGGTTAGTGGTAGTACAGTAAAGTCAGAAGAAGCAACAAATTCAATGAAGAGGAAAAGAGGAGAGGATAGAATTTTGGAATCTCAATTAAGAGTTTTCGATTGTATAAATATATTAAATAAAAGCAAAAGATTACTTAATTTAGTAAAAGGAAAATTTGAATAAAAAAGGAGGAAAATAAAAATGGAAAAAGTATTACAAACAGATATTGTAAGAGAACCAAAAACACTTTATTTTTGTAAAGGAAACCCTATTGCAATTTATAAAGTAAAACCAGGTAGAGCAAAACAAAATAAAGAGTTAGAAATGGAAAAATTGGAGAAAGACATTGCAAACACAAAACAACAGTGATTGGACTAAAGATTTATCAAAAGATATTATAGAAGGCCATAAAGAGATATTTAGAAAGAAAGTAGGAAAACAAATTATGTCTGGAGTAATATATGTACCTAAAAAACATATAGGTAAGGTAGCTGTAGTTATAATATTTAATGAGAAAGATGAGGAACTTGAAGAATGAGAAAATTAACTTTTGAAGAGAAATTAAAAATCAAGAAGAATAGAGTTTATCAAAACAAATTAAAGAGTTATGAGAAGCATAAATTGAAACAAACAAACAAACCAGATTATGTTATAAACCAAAATATGCAAAAGTTAAGGGTTTCAAATAGGAAATTTTTAAAAGGTTTTAGTGCAAATAATACAGATATGCATGAAAGGTTAAAATTTGAAGCTGCTTGGTATTGCATTAAGAAAGGTTGGGATGTTTGTCTTGAAGCTATATTCACAAATGGGAGAAGGGCAGATATTTACATCCCTTTTTTGGATACTGTTATAGAAATACTTAAATCAGAAACACCAGCAGAGTGTATAAAAAAGTTAGAAAATTACCCCAATGTTAGTATGAATATATTATTAGAATCCAAAAAAGGAATTAAGGCTAATATAGAATATTTAGAGAAAACATTATAAAAATTAAATGGGGTGTTGGTGTAACTTGGTAGCATACAACGTTTGGGACGTTATGATGGAGGTTCAAATCCTTCGCACCCCATATTGTTGTATATAATAAAAAAGAGTTGATAAAATGAGTTTTAAAAAATATCCTAAAATAGAACGTCTTGGTCATGATGACAACAATGAGATATTATTCTTCGGTGATGACTTCATTTGTGTAGAAGAAAAAGTAGATGGTGGTAATGGTAGTTTCTGGGCAGAAGAAATTGGAATAGATGGAATACATTTTGGAAGTAGAAACAGAGATTTAACTGCAGAAGAAGATGATAAAACATTTGCTAAACAACAAATAGATTTAAGAGAACATTTAAGAAAAGGTGAAGTAATTAATAATGATTATATATACTATGTTGAATGGATGGCAAAACACACAATTAATTATACTAATGCTCCAGAATTTATTGGATTAGACATAAGACTTAAACATTCAGCAAATACAGAAGGTGCAGGATTATTTTTAGGAAGAGAAGCAAAGGAAGCTGAATTTAAAAGATTAAAAATTGAATGTATTCCTTTAGTATGGAAAGGAAATGCTAGTGAATTAAAGAAACTGGATATTAATAAAGTTATTCCTAAATCAAAATTCTATGATGGTTGGGCAGAAGGTATAGTTATTAAAAATTATAATAGAATGTCTCATCAGGGTAATCATCAGCTATATGCAAAATTAGTAAGAGAAGAGTTTAAAGAGTGTAATAAAGCTGTGTTCGGAGGCGTAAAGAATAAAAACTCAGATACCAATAAAATAATAGGCGAATATGCCACAGACGCAAGAATTCGGAAGATTGCATTGAAGCTTGTTAATGAACAAAGCATGAAATTAGAGATGCAATTAATGAAGTATCTACCGACAGCGGTAATTAAAGATATTTTGGACGAAGAATTCAGTGGCATATTCGACAAATATAAATTCATAGATTTCAAGGAAATGAAACAGAAGATTACTAAGTTATGTTTGAGATTATTAAAAGATATGATGGTGGAAAATGTAAAATGATTAAAACAATGAAAGAAATGTTGAATAAGGAAGAGTATACCAATAATGATGTAGAAGATTTTATGATTAAATGTTATTTTGATAAAGAATTTTTTTGTAAGAGGGTTCTTAACCTTGAAGTAAAATATTTTCATAGAGATTGGTTAAATTTATTATCATCAAAAGATAGAATAGCTATAAGAGCTCCTACAGGTTTTGGAAAAACTTCTATTTTTGGTGTTGCATACCCTTTATGGTTAGCTTTGTTTAAACCAGGTTCACAATCATTGATAATAAGTAAGAATATAAGAACACAATCAGCTACTGTATTAGAAGATATAAAATACATAATTGAAAATAATGAATTGCTTAAAAATGCCCTTATGCCACAAGATACAAAGGTAAGTTGGACTAAGGAAAGAATAGTAACAGCAAATGGTTCTAAGATATTTTATGCAAGTTATTCTGTTAATGTAAGAGGAACACATGTTGATTATATCTTTGGTGATGAAGTATCAACTTGGATTGGAACACAGAACTTTTTTGAAAATGTTGTTACAAGGGTAGTTAGTAAAAAAGGTCAAATAGCTTGTGTATCAACACCTGTTAGTGCTATTGATTTACAAGCAAGGTTATTTGAAAATCCTGCTTATTTTGCAAAAGATTATCCTGCAGTTATTAAATTTTTAAAAGGTGATTATTCAACAGGAACCTCTATATGGCCAGAAAGGTTTTCAATAAGTCTTTTAATGAAAATAAGAAAAGAAATAGGTGCTGTAATGTTTGAAAAAAATTATATGGTTAATCCTAAGGCAGAGTCAGAAAATGCAATATTTTCTGCTGTTGCAGTTGAAAAATGTTTTGATTATAATAGACAATTTACAAGTGAAAATGAAGGTGGTATAATTACAATAGGTGCAGATTTTTGCGTTTCACAAGGACCAAAAGCAGATTATGATTGTTTTATAGTTGTAGAACAAGTTCTTGATAAATCAATAATAAAACATGGAGAGAGACATAGATACCCTCAACATATGAAAGTTGAAAGGCTTAAACAATTATTCAAATTATACAATGCACAACGAATCATATTAGATAACTCCCATATAGGTACTTCTGTATTACAAGACTTAAGGGCAGAAGGTTATTTTGTAGAACCACAAGAATGGCATTATAAGGAAAGAAATAAATTACTTATGAATATGAAAAACCTTATAGATAATAAATTAGTAATAATACCCAAGTCAAGAGACTCTTTTACAAAAACATTTATAGACTTACTTGAAGAAGAATTAATAGGTTTTAAAGAGCAAGAATCAGGAGAGGTAAGAGCTAAAAGAATGGTATCAACAACAGCTCATGATGATACTGTTGCAGCTTTGTGTATGGCTTGTAAAAGAAATAAATTACAAAGACCTTTTGTAGATATAATTGGTTTTGGTTAGGAGGAAAAAGATTGGACATAAAATTATGTGAACTATGTAGAATTTTGGAAAAAGGGTTAATAGCAAGTAGATTTTATGAAGACAATGAATTTATTGTTTTTAACCATAAAGGATTACCAATGTTAATGTTGAAGGAACATAAAAATCAATTAGATAAGAATAAGTATGAAATAGCAGTTGATATTTTAAAAGATACATGTGGTGGTGGTAGTATAATAGGACCTAAAAACAATACAAACCATTTTCATATATACTTAATTAAATAAAAAGTTTTATATATAAGTTAATATCCATATAATGATTATGGTTTTTTTTAACCTTTAGTTTATAATGAGGTGGGAATCGTTCCCTCATTTGTAATATGAAAGAAAAAATAAAAAAATTGAAAGATATACCCTTGAATGGTTATAGAAAGATAATTAGAAAAATTATTATTTTAATTATTAAAAATAAGAGTTTTATAAATCTTGGTAAACAATTTATAGTCGCAGTTATAGCACATGGTATTTTAGTTAATTATATGTTGTGGTCTCTATTTAAATTTAATTTTTCAATTTATACTTTAACAGGTTATGGTATATTGGTATATTTATTAAAGGAAGAATTTGTAAGTTTTATAAGGAGGATTATATTTAAAAAATGACTTTGTTTGATGATTTAATAGATGTAAACCGAAGAACGGTTAATTTATTAGAAGTAGAAAATGATTCAGGTGGAACAAGGGTTCTTGCAGAAGCTAAAATATCACAAACACCTACAACACAAAAAGTATCTCCAGACGAACCAAGAATGGATTATAAAGAACTTGAAAATGCTTATATTTTTGACCCAATTATCTTTAATATGATTAATAAAACAACTCAAACAATTATGTCAGCAGGTCATGAGATATATGCAAAAGATGAAAAATCATTAAAGAGGATACAAGAGTTTGTTGATAATATAGGAAATGTTGGTGGGGATATGACTTGGGAAGAATATCTTGAATCATGTTTTAAAAATATGGGTATATTTGGTTGGCAATGGTCTGAGTTAGTACAAAATGAAGATATGTCCAAAATATATGACTTAGTAGTAATAGACCCTAAAAGAATGGATTATGTAAAGAATTCTAGTGGAAAAATAGCACTTAATGATTTTGGAAAACCATTAGGTTATACTCATAAATTACCTTGGAGTTTTTCTTCAAAAAGTAAAGGTGATAAATTACCAGAAAATACAATTTTAGGAGATAATGAAATTTTTATAAAACCAGAAAGAATAGCTTTATTTAAATTATATACTGTTGGTGACGGTTTTTATCCAATAGGTTTAATAGAACCTGGTTACAAATCCACATTAAGAAAAATGAATATAGAAGAAGCACAATCAAATTCTATATATGCAAGAGGTACATATCCAATTATAGATTATGTTGGTAATATAGACCACCAACCATCACCTGATATGATTCAAAATGCTACAGAGAAACTTAAAAATCTTGCACATCACAGATATTTTGCTTTCCCTTATTGGCATAAAATAGAACCTATTGAAGTTAAACAATCAGAAGTTGTTGATAAAACTTTGGAACATTTAAGACAAAATCAGATAGCACCTTCTGGTATGCCTATGGCTTTTGCTACAGGAGCTGGTGAACAGACTAATAGAGCTACACTTACAAATCAGCAAGCATTATGGGAGTTTACATTGAATTATTTTGTTAGTAGGGTAATATCAAGTATAAGAAAATATGTATTCAAACCTATTTGTGAAAAAGAAGGTTTAAAAGAAGTACCTACAATAAAATGGGGAAATATTTCAGCAGAAGAAATAAATGATAAAGCAAAAAGGCTTTATATGTACACAAAGTATGGTATATTAAAACCAGAAGAAGTGAATGCATTTGTTAAAAAATCCGAACAAATATAAAAGATTGTACAAATGGAAAACGAACAAATAAAACAAGATGGTGAAATTATTAATGAACTTGCTAGACAGGCTTTTGGTTCTCCTGGTGGAAAATCAAAAATTTTAAAAAAGATTTTACCAACAATACCAAAACATACATCATATGCTGAACCTTTTACTGGTGGTGGAGCTGTATTTTGGAATAAAAATAAAGTAGGTTTAAATGTACTTAATGATATAGACCCAGAAATAGCACATGCTTATAAGTTTATTAGAGATATAACAAGACAACAGATTGAAAAATTAAAAAAATTTGATTGGACAGATAACAAAAAAATGTTTTTTTATATGAAGGATAAATTTGTCCCAAAAAATGATGAGGAAAAATTTTATAAATTCCTTTATACTATAAAAACATCCTATGGTTTAACAAGAAATACTTATGGTTTCAAAAAAATTACTAAAGAATATATTTATGGATATCTTGAAAGGTTGCCAAAATTATCTGAAAGATTAAGTGGTGTGAAGGTTTTTAGCACAGATTATAAAAAAATAATAGAAAAATTCGATTCTCCAAATACATTTTTTTTCATAGACCCACCATATCCAGAAGAGTGGGGTTTTAAGACTGTAGCTTTTGGTGAAAAACAATACCAAATAATGCATGATTTGTTAAAGGGCGTTAAAGGTAAGTTCTGTTTAACTACAAATATAAGACCTTGGATTACAAATATGTTCAAAGATTTTAATATGAGAAAAGTTTTGGTACCAAGGAGTTTTGCTCACGGTGATAAACCAGATTATGAATGGTTTATTTACAATTATGATTATACAAATAAAAAATTATTAGAAGAAACCACTAGTGGAGATATAAAAGGAGGTTCTAATGGAGAAGGTTTTGGTTTACAACCTACACAGATAATTGGTAAAAAAAAGAAAAAGAAATTAATTGAGTTAGATATAAAAGGTATGATAGATGTTTCTCCTAAAGATGTTACAGACAAATCCATTATTAATATTAGGAACCTTGCTAATTATAAAAAAATAGAAGAAATTGATAGAGGAAAACAAGGAAAATATTGGTTAGCTTTTGCTAATGATGAATATTTTATAGTTGATGAGGGGGTTATAATTTGGAGAAGTTCTGACAACTTTCCTAATATAGCTAAAAAAGAGTGGGATAAAAGAACTAAAAACATGGAAGGAGAAAAAAAGATATATCACAAAATATTAAAAAAAATAGAAGAAATTGAAAAAGATAGATTGAAGGAAGTTTTAAATACAAGTAATGATAATATAAAATTAATGGTGCCTTATTTACCACAAAAACCAAGTGGTCCTACATACCATGATTTAGATAAATTTATGGAGGTTTTGAATTAAAATGAGTGAAAATGAAACAAGAACATCTGATGGCGAAACAATAGATTTGCCTCATGAAGAAGCAGAACAAGCAGATACAACTGCTAGAGCTAAAAGGGTTTTAATTGTTAATGGTTCTGGTACTGCTATTAAGATTAGTCAAATAGAAGAAAATAAAACAGGAGCAGATTGTAATGGTTCTGATGGAGCTACAAGTAGAGTTTTAACATTATCTAATACTTCAACAAGTGGAGCACCTATTGCAGTTTGGGTTGAAGGACAGTTATTAAATTCAGCAGATACAACTTTTTCCCATAAAGCAGCAAGTAGTACTGTAACATTTGGTATTGCTATAAATAATTTAGATGAGATAAGGGTAACATATTATATTTAAAAATGGAAAATAAAAAATTAAGTTTAATAAAATTGGTTTTTTTAATTAGTTTAGCATTTATTTTATTTAGTTTACCATCTGTTTCTGCTGATTATAGAAGGGAAGTTTATGATTATCAAGGTTCTCATACAAGTGAAAAAGTAAATTATAGTTTAATTAATGCAGATACAATTTCAGGTGGTAATGGAACATTTACAGAGAATGTTACAGTAGAGGATTCAATAATTGCTGGTTATTTTTATGGAATCCTCTACTGTAAACGTTAGGTCCATTTATATCTTTTGCAAATTCAATATTATCATTCAGCTCATCTGAATTAAATGATACATTAACACATCACTATCAAGTTAATAGAAGTGAAGATGTAACATTTGATAAAAATATAGATGCTTATAATATGTCAGTAGCATCTTCAGGATATTTCAAAGGACAACCTTTAGATGGAGCATTAGATTCAGGAATAATTTGGGCAGAAACATTAGATGAGAATGCAAATATAAATTTAACTCATACAGCTTCCTCTCTTGATATTGCATATCCAAATATGATTGTTAGAATAGTCAATACTACAAATGATGTTAAGTATTGTAATATAACTGGTGCAACTGCAACAGTAACAGACGAACAACATTCTGTTTATTATGTAGATAATAATTGTGCAGTTCAAAGTATAGCTATTGCAACTTATATTGCAACTGATTTAAGTCCAGGTGGTATAACAGAAATTTTCAACGCTATGGCACATTCTGGAGATATAGAAGTTCATCAAGGAGCACCTATTCAATCTAAGATAAATATCAAAACTAGAAAAGCATCATTTAGTGTAGCTCATTTAAGAACTGTAAGTGGAATGAGAATTATAACAGAAGGATTTTCTAACTTTACAATATCTTCTGGAGAGTATATTTTTATAAATGATGTTATGGATATTACAGTTCAAAATATGACTAATGGTTCTAAATTTGAAGTTGTTTATAAAGATGGAGGAGATTGGATATATAATGAATATGAAGATACTACTCAAACAGGATTAAACTTAACATCTTGTGATGATGGAACTGATGTAGTAACATGTGCTTTGACAAATAGATTTAGAAGATATTTTATCTTTATGACAGGGTTTGCAGATGGAGATGATGAAACAGAAGTTCATCAAAGATTAGCGGATGTGGATACATCTTATACAAACGTTGGAGCTTGTTTAGATACAACAGCAAATCCGGTTTCTTATTCAATTCCTGATGTTTATACATATACAGCAGTTCCTTTATACATATATTGTGGAAGACCTATTGATACTGTTTGGACAACTAATTTTATAGATTTAAGAACAGTTCAAGTTGGTAATATTGCTTCAGAGGTTGATACATCTATATTTATAACAAAAGATGGAACAAGAACATTTACTGGTAACCAAAGTCTTGGAGGTAATAGTTTACTTAATGTTAACTATACATGTTTTAATCCTTTATGTACTTCAAGAATTTACGAAAATGGGAGCGACCTTATCATTGAGAGATTATAATTATGATATGGCAAGATATATTAAAATATACAGGAGCAGGTACAACTAGTTTATTCTTAGTTATTACTCTTATATTAAATCTTTCAGGTATGACTTATACAGTTCCTGGTGACCAATACTGTACAGATTGTTATGATGTAATAAATGTTAATTCTACATACTGGGAAATTAAAGTAGAACATTCTGGTGAAAGAGATTTAGTATATAAGAAAATGACTCGTAGTAGAACTTTATGGGTTAACCTTGATAAGATAAATGAATTGATACCTACTAATCCTGATATATTTGTTGAAATAATGAAACCAACTATAAGTAAATATTCAACAGTTAAACACCCAGAGTATGGATACCTTCGTCCTTTAAAAGATGGCGATGTATTAATTTATAGAAAAAATTCTGCTCACCCTAACGGAGATAGAATAATAGTTCATGGAATTACTAATGGACAAACAGTTAAGTGGGGATTAGAATTAGATAGTTGGTTGTCAGAAGAATTTAGTTTTGACCCAATGTGGATAGGAACAACTGAAGGAGAAAGAATGTGGTATAATTCTCCAACTCCTTATGCAAACGAATCATATAGAGTTAATGAATTTATAAATGTAAGTGGTTCTAATTTTACTCTTGCTGGAAATCCTTACAAATTTATTGGTACTGATTCTTATTATATAACTGATTATGCAACAAATTTAACTTATGATGATGATGGAAACCAAATAACAAATTCAAGACAGTATGCTACAGAACTTCTAAATGAAATGCAGTATTTAAATATTAATGTATTTAGAACATGGGCAGGTATTCAATGTGGCGGTAGAGGAAGTACAGCATGGAATCAATCTAATTATGGTGGACATTATAATTGTTTTATAAATAGTGAACCAGGAAATTTCAATGAAACTATGTTTAAAGCACTTGATTGGGTAATTTATGAAGCATCCAAGAGAGACATTAGAATAATGCCTGTTCTTGTTAACAACTGGAATGATTATGGTGGAATGAGATGGTATGTACAACAATCTCCAACAACTGATAAGACTTATGAAAATATAAGTAATTCAAGTGATGATAATTTTTGGGCATTCCATGACCAGTTTTATAATGATACAACTGTTATGGAATATTACAAGAACTTTACAAATTATACTTTGAATAGAAATAATACTTATTCTGGAATTTTATATAAAGATGACCCATCAATATTTGCTTGGATGTTAGTTAATGAACCAAGAGCAAAAACAGACCCATTAGGAGCAAATGATTTAATTACTAATTGGACAAAAAACATGACTGCTTTTATTAAAAGTGTAGATACAAATCATTTAGTTGGTTTGGGAATAGAAGGATGGGGTTATGATGAAACTTGGGGAGAAGGTACAAATTTTATTGATAATCATAATGGAACAGGAGTTGATTTTGCAACTTATGCTTTACATCCAGACCAATGGGAATACTTTTTAGAAAGAAGTGAAGGTCCAACTGATGGTTATTGGATGGATACTACTTTTAATCAAACATCTGCTGATTGGTGGACTAATTGGACTGGTTTATCCTGGAATAATTTATATGGTGCAGGTTATGATACAGATTACTCTCCTGATTTAGGAAGACATGGTTATCAAGATTGGGTTCGTCAACATGTTAATTGGTCTAATCAACTTGATATGCCTGTAATTTTACAAGAAGTTGGAGTTAAGACATTCCATAAAACAGTAGACAAAGATATATTTTACAATCAAACAATATTTAATTTCTTTGAAACTGGCGGAGATGGATTATTGTTATGGACATTGAACCATGACCAATATTATTATTCTACTAGCACTGATGGTGACATGGATGACGGATTTGGGTTCTATGTTACAGATGATACTTTACTGAAGAACAAAAGTATTTCTCCAATTAGAGCTTTAGAATATGCTTTAGATGGTGGATGGATAAATATTTTGAATAGTTTTAAATATGATTTTGTTTTGAATGCTGATATTGCTGGTATACATAATACTTCTGGTATAGCTGATTATGTTGTAGGTAATTGGTGGTTTGAAACTAATGCGAGTGATGTTAGTGGGAATGGTAATGATGGAACAGTAACAGGGGAAACTAACACAAGTGGGATTGTAGGTGG